ACATAGACGAAGTTGTTGCTCATGGGTTACCCCTTTCTTTTTAACAACACACACTCACGCTTGACCGAATCCCAGCCACGGCCTGCGTCAACGAGAGCGATCCGAACCTGCTCGGTGTTTTCTTTTGCGACACCCGTCGCAAAACTTTTGCCCTCGGTCTTGTGTCTCGTGTTGCCTTTATCGTTAGATGATGAAGACATAAGGCTGAGTAATACAGCGCGATTTTTATCTGACAGCATGATGCACCTACCTTTCTTCGTTGTTGGACTTCTTGGTTTCCCACCATGTGCGCATGGTGCGACTCATTACAGCGGACTTCTTCTTTGTGCCTTGCTCCCTTCGTTTGGCTACCTGCGCTGAAACGATAAGCGGGTGCTTGCCTTCGTTAACTAACTTCTTTCTCAGTTCTTCAGGCGTAAGGTCTTTGTTCTTGCGGATAGTTTGTTTATGACATTGGTTGCACTCCTTTCCGATGTAGGTCATGCGCTTGGTCGCTGATGGGTTGTGTAGCCATGCGCGGGTTTGGGCCAGCGTAGCCATGCGTTTGAAATCTTTGCGTGGCTTTGCGGTTTTACAGATGGGGCAGATTGTGTTTTCCATGCGGTGCTCCTTGGGTTTGCGACAGGTGTCGCAAAAATGTCCACTTTTTTCCGGCAATGTCCACTATGTCCACTTGATGCTAAACCATGTGGGTCGGCGCAAAGCCTTGTCACGCCTTGATTGTAGGGCATAGCGTCCGAGATACATACCATTTTTAGAATTACTCTCCACCTTCTTTGTTTGTTCTACCAGCAAGGAAAGTGTGTCCACATGGCAATTAACCCATACATACATAAGTAATTTATAAAAAGATATGTATATAGGACGCTAAGTGGACAGCGCCAATGTGGGCGCGGGTTTGCGGCGACCCACTTGTAAAAAATTAAGTGGACAAAGTGGACATTTGGTGGACAGGGTATAAATATCCTCCTTCCTGTTAACAAGTTGGTAGGAAGCCAAGTTAGTCTTGGGGTGCGGTGCGCTCAAGCCAAGTGCTGAAAGCGTAGAAACGCTTGTCGTCTTTGCGTTTGCGTTCGGTCTTGAATCGCACAGAAGCCTTGCGCTCCTGCTTCTTCGCCTTGGCGTTGTCCAACAGACGCAGATCTTTATAGGTCTTGCTCATGGTGTTCTCCTTGATAAGTTAAGAAAAGGTTTGCGACACCTGTCGCAAACCTGTTGGTGTGGATGCTTACAGGCCAAGTTGCTTAACAACCCATTTGCGATCCGCTACTGATAACAACTTAAACGATTTCAGAACAAATGCGCGGTGCGGCGTAACGCTTTCCGTCTTGTTGCGATCACCTCCACGATTATCCTTAACAAGTTTCTGATAAGGTTGAACATTTCGCTCCCAAGACTTCTGCGCGGCGTCATGACGATTCGCGCTTGTCATCTCCTCGCTGGTGTAAAACTTCCACGCTCCGTTGTCCCGTTGTGCGTAATAGCAAGGCGTGCCTTTCAGATTCCAACAAGCGGCGTGTAACTCCGCAAGTTTGTCGATGATCTTCTTCGGAAGATGACCACCCCGAAGATGCTTCTGCACTTCTGCATCGAATTGCTGCTTGCTCTGAATGAGTGCAGCGTAAGTTTGGAATAGTTTCATGGTAGTTCCTTTCTGCGACATCTGTCGCAAAGTTGTTGATGAGAGCAACGGCGTTGCGCTGTCACCCGTCACAGCGGAGCATCCCGCAGCGACAACATCATTCTACCATCCCACACTTTTCTATATCGTCAATTTCTAGTTTTTGTTACCCCACCACGGGGCAGCCCCCCAAATAACGTTAACGTGGCAGCGTCGCGCAGGAACAGTAATCCGCAGCCACACAACCAAAAAATGTAAAACCGCGTCCAACGCCGACTAAATAAAACTGAAAGGAGACGCGGATATGGTAAAAATTTCTATAAAAATTATCGTAAAGATTGTCAAAGTTTAGACAACGCTAAAACGAAAAAAACCCCCAGCGGGGAGGCCGGGGGCAAAGGCTGAATAAGCCGAAGGAGACATACACCACCACCCCTTGCGGGATAGTGAGGTCGAGTATACACTCCGCCCAACTGGGCGAGAAGCCCTGCCTTCGGGAGAACCCCGCGATGTTGGAACATTTGCAACAGTTTGAGTACGAGCCAGAGGTGCTAGATGCACCCGATGAGGGCTTTGTTGCTACAAAGAAGTTGCAAGCAGCACAGATGCTTGACGCACAAGTTAAAACGGCGGACTGGCTAAAAGAGTTAGGCGCTGAAGATGACGAACAGGTAATTACACAAGCCCAAGAGCAGACGGCTGTTCAAGCCTTTACTGCGCTAACGACGGGCGCCCCAGATCCAAAGACCGCAGTTGCCAACCTGCAGGTACCCGCAGCAGTACGCAAAACCGTGGCGATGCTAACGGCGTATGACTGGAAGTTTGTGGAGCAGGCCCAAGAGATCCGGGGTAAGGCGGTGCATCAGCTATTAGATGAGATGGAACACCCCGATGCGCGCATACGGCTAAAGGCTATTGAGTTATTGGGTAAAGTTACTGAGATCGGGTTATTCACAGAGCGCGTAAGCGTGAAGAAAGAAGAGCTAGACGATCAGGAATTGGATAACCGCATCAGGGAAAAGCTTGCGCAGCTAAATAAAACCGTCGAGGTTGAGGCTAAAGAGCGCGAAGAACGTAACAGTGACGCAGAAGATGTAGACGTACAGGGTGAGGAAGATGAATCTGAACCCTCTTGAAATTGATGCCCTGCTTGCAACAATGACGCCAATCCAAAAGCTTGAGTTTTTGGAAGAGTTGGAGGAGCAGGAACGCCGAACTAAGTTAAAAATGGCCCAAAACAGCGTGACTGAGTTTGCAAAAGCAGTCTATCCGGGCTTTAAAGAAGGTCCACACCACAGAAAACTCGCAAAAATTTTTGCCGACGTAGCCGAAGGCAAGAAAAAACGCGTAATTATCAATATCGCGCCACGTATGGGTAAGTCTGAGTTCAGTTCTTATTTGTTTCCGGCGTGGTTTCTGGGTCAGTACCCAGATAAAAAGATCATTATGGCGACCCACACGGCTGGCTTGTCGGAAGATTTTGGTAGGAGGGTGCGAAATCTGATTGAAGGTGAGGACTATGCAAAAATTTTCCCAGAAACGCGGGTTGCTGATGACCAAAAAGCCGCTGGAAAGTGGAGTACAAGCGCCGGAGGCCAGTACTACGCAGTCGGTGTTGGGGGTGCGCTCGCCGGACGGGGCGCAGATTTGTTTGTTATTGACGACCCCCACTCAGAACAGGACATTAAAGCCAATAGTCGAGCCACATTTGATAACGCGTGGAGTTGGTTCCAGACAGGACCGCTGCAACGACTGATGCCCGGGGGTGCGATTCTGGTGATTATGACCAGATGGTCGCTGGTGGACTTAACAGGTAGGCTTTTGCAGTACCAGATGCGTAATCCTGACGCCGATCAGTGGGAGATTGTTGAATTACCGGCGATTTTGCCCAGCGGTAAGAGTTTATGGCCTGAGCAGTGGCCCATTGAGCAGTTAGAAGCCAAAAAAGCCAACATGGACGCACGGTATTGGAACGCCCAGTACATGCAGCAGCCCACATTAGACTCAGCAGCCTTTATTAAGCGCACACACTGGCGCATTTGGGAGCCAGAAGACCCACCCCGGTGCGATTTCATCATTCAAAGCTGGGATACGGCGCATGAAGCCAAGACAACTTCAGACTACACCGCGTGTACTACGTGGGGTATTTGGTATAACGAAGAAGAAGGCAACAGGCCCAGCATCATCTTACTGGATGCGTTTAAAGATCGAATGGAGTTCCCAGAGCTAAAGGAAGTCGCGCTAAAGCAGTACAAAGAATGGAACCCAGATTCGTTTTTGGTGGAGAAAAAAGCAGCAGGCGCTCCGCTAATTCAGGAATTAAGGCGCATGGGAATACCGGTGGATGAGTTTACCCCCAGCCGTGGTAACGACAAGATTGCACGAGTTAACGCCGTATCGGATCTGTTTGCAAGCGGGACGGTGTGGGCACCGGACAGACGGTGGGCCAAAGATGTGATTGAAGAAATCGTAGCGTTTCCCGTGGGTGAGAACGATGACTACGTGGATACGATGACGCAGGCGTTACTGCGGTTTAGAAATGGTGGGTTTATCACGCTGCCCAGCGATGAAGATGATGAACCTGTATTTTGGCGATCAAAGAAAGCGGCTTATTACTGATGAGTAACTTTACCTGTATGTACTACCAACAGGCTATGCCGCCTGCATTTTGTGACTATGTATTAAATAGTCTGCATTGGGGGGATAGCGCTTCTGGCACGGTGTACAAAGACGAAGAGGGCGCAGTTAAAAACGAAAGCCTGCGTAAGACAGACATACTGTCTGAAAATTTAATGTCCCCGCTTGGCTCAGTGTGTAAAAATTATTTAGTTGATGGCAATGTCAAAGGGCAGTGGACACAGTCATTAATGGATTTTGATTTGGTGCAAATTCTCAGATATACAGAGGGTGGGCACTATAAGTGGCACAACGATTTGCTCCCGCCTGAAAACGGTACGCAACGCGCAGCGTCTTTTGTTTTACTTCTTAATGATCCGTCTGAGTTTGAAGGTGGGTTGCTCCAGATTCGTGATAAGAGCGAAAACCTGTTGAAAAACAAAGGCGATATCGTTGTGTTCGATTCATCCGCGTACCACCGTGTTACACCCATTACTGGAGGTGTTCGTTATACGGCGGTCTGTTGGGCAAGAAAATTTTGTAAGGACTAATCATGGCAATTGATAAAGCATTAACCCAGATGCCTGTTGGCATTGAAGAGATGGCTCAGCAGATGGCTGGGGAACCAGACATTGAAATTGAGATCGAAGATCCAGAGTCAGTCAGTATTAAAGCTGATGGGTTGGAAATTGAGATAGAACCGGGCGAAGGAGAGGAAGATTTCTACGCCAATCTTGCCGAAGAGATGGATGAAGGTGAGATGGATTCGCTGGGAAGCGAATTGCTGGAAGATATTAAAACCGACATGGGTTCCCGCAAGGAGTGGGAAGACACGTATAAGCAGGGCTTAACCTTGCTGGGTTTAAAGTACGAAGAGCGCACAGAGCCGTGGAATGGCGCATGCGGTGTGTTTCATCCCATGATTACAGAAGCGGTTGTTCGGTTCCAGTCTGAGACAATCATGGAGACTTTCCCTGCGCAAGGGCCTGTTAAAACCAAAATTATTGGCAAGCAGACCAAGGAGAAAGATGAAGCGGCAAATCGTGTAAAAGAAGACATGAATTACGAACTGACCGAACGTATGCCGGAGTTTCGTAGTGAGCATGAGCGGATGCTATGGAATTTGCCAGCTACGGGGTCAGCATTTAAGAAGGTGTACTACGATCCGTCGCAGCAACGGCAGATGTCGGTGTTTATTCCTGCCGAAGACATTATCCTGCCCTATGGTGCCAGCAGCATCGAGACAGCCGAGCGCGTAACGCACCGGATGTATAAAACCAAGAATGAGATTCGCAAACTGCAGGTGGCTGGGTTTTACCGCGATGTTGACTTAGGTGACCCCCCACGGCAGAAAAATGAAATTCAGGAGCGTAAAGACAAAGAGACTGGTATCAGTAGTCTGAATGATGACCGCTACATCCTGTATGAACTGCACGTTAATCTGGACCTGCCGGGGTATGAGGACAAAGATGACGATGAACCCACAGGGATTGCGCTGCCGTATGTGGTAACTGTGATGGAGGGCACAGGAGAGATTCTGGCTATCCGCCGTAATTACTACGAAGATGACGAGACAAAAGCCAAGCGTAATCACTTCGTTCACTACGTCTACATTCCGGGCTTTGGCATCTATGGCTTTGGTTTATTCCACCTAATCGGTGGGTTTGCTAAGTCAGCAACTTCTATCATCCGTCAGTTAGTAGACGCAGGTACGCTATCAAACCTGCCGGGTGGTCTGAAGTCCAGAGGGTTGCGAATCAAGGGCGATGACACACCAATTGCTCCGGGTGAGTTCCGTGACGTAGACGTTGGCTCCGGTGCGATTCGGGACAACATCCTGCCGCTGCCGTACAAAGAACCCAGCGCCACGCTATATAACCTGCTCAATACGATTGTTGAGGAAGGCCGCAGATTTGCCGCTACGGCAGACATGAAGATTAGCGATATGTCCGCCCAAGCCCCTGTGGGTACAACGCTTGCGTTACTGGAGCGGATGCTCAAGGTTATGTCGGCAGTTCAGGCTCGGGTGCACTACGCCTTTAAGCAGGAGCTAAAGCTCCTTGCGGCAATCATCCGCGACTACACCGATGACAGCTACGAGTACGAGCCTGAAGATGGCGTCCCCCGGGCTAAGAAGTCTGACTACAGCATGGTCGAGGTTATTCCGGTCTCAGACCCCAACGCGGCAACCATGTCGCAGCGGATTGTGCAATATCAAGCCGTGCTGCAGCTATCTCAGCAGGCCCCACAGGTCTACGACATTCCAGCGCTACACCGCCAGATGTTGGAGGTGCTGGGTATTAAAAACGTAGCCAAGCTGGTGCCCAGCATTGATGATGAGAAGCCCACGGACCCCCTGTCAGAGAACATGAACATACTGCGCCTAAAGCCAGTAAAAGCGTTTATGTATCAGGACCACAACGCCCACATCACGGCGCACAGCAACATGATGCAGGACCCGGCAATCCAGCAGATGATCGGGCAGTCCCCGATGGCTACGCAGATTCAAGCAGCCACGCAGGCGCATATTGCCGAGCACTTGGCCTTTGCCTACCGGCGTCAGGTTCAGGATGCGATTGGGGTTCCGTTGCCGCATCCGGATGAGAAGCTGCCTGAGCAGGCTGAGGTTGAGTTGTCCCGTATGGTGGCGGAAGGGTCGCAAATTGTGCTGGCGCAGCATCAGGCTCAAGCCGCACAGGCCCAAGCTCAAGAGCAGATGCAGGACCCGATCATGCAGGTCGAGATGCAGAAGCTCCAGTTACAACAGGCCGAGATCCAACGCAAGGCCGCAAAAGACCAGATGGACGCGCAGCTTAAGGCTGGGGAATTAACGCTTAAGGCGGAAATGGCGGGTATGAAGCAGGAGGAAGCTGAGGCCCGGTTTGAGTTAGAAGGCGCAAAAGTAGGGATTGATGTCGCTAAATCCCATTCGCAGTTACGTGTAAACAGGAAACCAAAAGGAGGTAACAACCAGTGATCCAATCTTTCGTAGAAGTTCTACGCAAAAAAATCAGAGACGACATGAACAACTACGCAGACGACTGCGCAGGCGGTGCGTGCGGTAGCTTTGAGGAGTATCAAAAACTCTGTGGCGTTATCCAAGGTCTGGCGCTTGCAGAGTCCCACCTACTTGACCTTGCAAAGAGAGCAGAGGTAGCAGATGACGAGTGAAACCGAAGCTGTACAACAGGCAACGCAACTGCCTAAGCCGCAAGGCTGGAAGGTTTTGTGCGCAGTGCCGGAAGTAGAAGACAAGTTCAGCGGTACGGACTTGCTCAAGCCAGAGTCCATATCCAAGATCGAAGAACACAGCACGACTGTGCTTTTTGTAATTGATGTGGGTCCAGACGCATACAAAGACACGGCTAAGTTCCCCAGCGGGCCTTGGTGTAAGAAAGGTGACTTTGTGTTAGTAAGGGCTTACTCTGGTACTCGGTTCAAGATTCATGGGCGGGAGTTTCGCGTACTCAACGACGATCAGGTTGAGGCGGTGGTGGAAGATCCGCGTGGCTACACACGTGCTTAATAGGAGTTAAAAATGACAATTAAAGATAGAGAAGAGTTTAAATTTCCTGACGAACAGGAAGAAACGCAAGCCCAAGGTGGCGAGCAGGAGTCAACTGAACTTGAAGAATCCGACATCGAACTGGAGGTCGTAGACGATACGCCGCCAGAAGATCGAGGCCGCAAGCCGCTTGAACGTGAGGTGGAGGATGCTTCCGATGAGGAAGTCGCAGAGTACAGCGATAAAGTCCAGAAGCGGATCAAGGAGTTGAGTCATGCCCGTCATGACGAGCGCAGGGCTAAAGAAGCAGCGCTTCGGGAGCGTGAGGAGGCTACTCGGATAGCCCAGCAGTTGCTGGAGGAAAACAAAAAACTGCGGGAGACCTATAACCAAGGCGCCCAGACGTACACCGAGTTAGCCGCCCAGAAGGCTGAGATGGAGATGCAGTTTGCCCGTCAGAAGCTAAAAGAAGCACAGGAGTCTTACGACACCGACCAGATTATTGCGGCGCAAGAAGAACTGGCTGCTGCCCGATATCGGTTGGAGCAAGCAAAAACTTTTAAACCTAGTGCTTTACAAATCCCAGAAACGGATGTATATAGTCAACCAACACAGCAGCAATCAGAAGCCGCATACGACCCCAAGGCCGTAAAGTGGCAGGCCCGGAACCAATGGTTTGGGCAGGATGATGAGATGACCAGTCTCGCGCTGGCTGTGCACAAAAAACTGGTCGAAAACGGTATTGATCCTCGGACTGATACCTACTACGAGCGCATTGACGCTCGCATGCGTGAAGTGTTTCCCGACTTTTTCGGTGAGATGCGGAAGGAACAACCGAAACGCCCGGCAACCGTTGTTGCTGCTCCAACTCGTACTGCAGGTAAGAAGGTGGCGGTCAAATTGACCAAAACCCAAGAAGCGTTAGCCAAGAGGCTAGGTCTTACCAATGAACAGTATGCCCGTGAAGTACTTAAACTTAATTCGGAGTCCTAACCATGTCTGAAAGAATTAGTCGTGATGGTGCGCAAGAGCGCACACCCAGAAGCCTTCAAACACGTGAGAGCCAAGCTCGTACAGTTTTTGTGCCTGCTAGTACTCTCCCTACCCCAGACCCACGCCCCGGATTAAAATTTCGGTGGATTGCAACCGAACTGCTTGGTCAGTCGCATGCGTCAAACGTGTCTAAACGGATACGTGAGGGATGGGAACCGGTTAAAGCATCAGATTTCCCTGAGCTAAAACTGCAAAGTAACACAAACGGTAATGTCGAAATTGGTGGATTGATGCTGTGTTCTATGTCAGCAGAACTGGCAGACTCACGCAACGATTACTACAATCGACAAGCCACGGCCCAAATGGAGTCTGTTGATAACAACTTCATGCGGTCAAGCGACCCACGTATGCCTTTGTTTAGTGAAAAGAAAAGCACGACAACAAGGGGTGTTGGGTTTGGTTCTGGTTCTAAATAATCTTTAAGGAGTTTTAGATGGCTTATCCTACTGTTGACAAGCCGTATGGTCTGCTACCCATCAATCTGATTGGTGGTCAGCCGTACGCAGGTTCAACCCGTCTACTTCCTATCACAAATGCCTCTGTTAACTATAACACCGCTATTTTCTTTGGTGACGTAGTTAAGCTGGTAAACACCGGTACCATTGAAGTTGAAGCTGGTACTGCAACTGTTTCCAACCAAGGCGTGGCAGGAATTTTCATGGGCTGCACCTTTACTAACCCCGTGACTAAGCAGAAGACTTTCAGCCAGTATTGGCCCGGATATGCTTCTGGCGTCACCGATGCTTTTGCGTATGTGGTTGATGATCCTGATGTTTTGTTTAAAGTAGCTGCTGTTTCTACCGGTACTACCATTGCTTTCTATGCCGGTACGTCTGTTGGAAACAATGCTGAACTGGTTCAGAACTCTGGTTCTACTACTACTGGTGATTCGGCTGTTGCCATTCTCGGTACTTCTTTTGCCGCGACTGCTTCTCTGCCGATTCGCATTGTTGACGTTGTGCCTGAGACGGCTAACTCGTCAGGTAGTTACTGCGAGTTTATTTGTAAGTTCAATGCACCGTATCTGGCTTCAACCTACAGTGCAGGCCCCCCGATTACCGTTACTACGGCGATGCGTGGTGGTCACATGTACCTCAACTCGTCTGGCATCTAAGGAGCAAACTAAATGGCTATTTCACGCGCACAACTACTGAAAGAGCTGCTCCCGGGACTGAACGCGTTGTTCGGTATGGAGTACGCTCGCTACGGCGAAGAACACAAAGAGATCTACGAAACTGAGACCTCCGAGCGTTCCTTTGAAGAAGAAACCAAGCTGTCCGGCTTTTCTGCTGCACCAGTCAAAAACGAAGGCGCTGCCATCGCTTATGACAATGCACAGGAAGCTTTCACGGCTCGGTATAACCATGAAACCATCGCCCTCGGCTTCTCCATCACGGAAGAGGCAATCGAGGATAACCTGTATGACAGCCTTTCTAGCCGGTACACCAAGTCACTGGCCCGTGCTATGGCTTATACCAAACAGGTTAAAGCGGCTTCGGTTCTGAACAACGGCTTTTCGGCTACCTATCCCGGTGGCGATGGAAAAGCTCTGTTTGCTACCGACCATCCGCTGGTTTCTGGTGGTGTTAACAGCAACGAACCCGCCACCCCGGCTGACCTGAATGAGACCTCCCTTGAGGCGGCTGTTATTCAGATCGCAGCATGGACGGATGAGCGTGGTCTGCTGATCGCTGCCAAGCCCCGCAAGCTGATCGTGCCCCCGGCACTCCAGTTCGTGGCAACCCGTCTGTTGGAAACCGAACTTCGCGTCGGTACTAACGACAACGACATCAACGCCCTGAAGAACAATGGTTCGATCCCCGAGGGATACACCATTAACCACTTCTTGACTGACCCTGATGCGTGGTTCCTGATGACTGACGTGCCTAACGGTCTGAAGCACTTTATCCGTACGCCTCTCCAGAATTCAATGGACGGGGATTTTGATACAGGAAACGTACGTTACAAGGCTCGTGAGCGTTATTCGTTTGGCTGGAGCGATCCCCTTGGTGCTTTTGGTTCGCCCGGAGCGTAATTGTTGTAACGAGGGGGGTTGCAAAACCCCCCTTTTGCTGTATGCTTTAAACGACTAGGATTTTTAGCTGCGGATACTGACCTAGCAGACTTAGTAGAGAATCCGTAGCGAGGCGTGCTACTACACGGAGAAAAACATGGCTGTTTCAACTACCCAAAGTATTTGGCGTTCGGGCGGTGGGGATCAAACTCGCACCGCATATTGTGGTACCGGTCTTATGGTCGCTCAGTTTTATATTGACGATGCGGGTCCGGCTTCTACTGCAAACGTAAAAGTTTCTAACGCAACTAACGCCCCTGACTTAATTCTTCCTGCTGGCGCTGTTGTTACCGGCATTACTATCCATACTGCAGCTACTGCATCTGGTACGTTTGATCTGGGTTGGGTTACACAGGATGGATCCCCCTCTGATACCAATGGTCTGCTGTCTGGAGCTAGTGCGGCTACCGGCAACTTTGTGTTTGGTACTGCCACCACTGGTGATGATTTTGGTCTCGTTATGGATTCCGATGAGTTAGTCACCATTACGGTTACTGATGGCACAAGTGGTGCTGGTGCTCTTACTGGATACATCACGTACTACGTTACCGATCCGCTGGTTGGTCAACAAAGCGTTTAATTAGGAGGTCTGTATGGGTATGCAGACTGATGTAAAAAGTACGTATCTGACGGCGGACGATGATGTATTTGATGGGCCTGCGCGTATTCGGGGGATTTTAATTTCTCCGTCTACGAGCGCAGGCTCGTTGGTGCTTAAAGATGGTGGATCGGGTGGGGTCACGGTTTTTGAAACTAGCTGGCCTGCTAACACCACACCAGCGCCATTTAACGTTGTCGTTCCGGCTGAAGGCATCCGTTGCGAAACCAGTGTTTACGCTGACATAACAACACTAACTTCGATTACGGTGTTCTATGGCTAAGACTCCTGCGTGGCAACGCAAAGAGGGAAAGAACCCGAAGGGCGGCTTAAATGCCAAAGGTCGGGCTTCTTACAATGCTGCTAATCCCGGTAAGCCCGGGCTAAAGGCTCCTCAACCCGAAGGCGGTGCCCGCAAGAAGTCTTTCTGTGCTCGGATGACAGGTATGAAAAAGAAGTTGACCTCGACTAAAACGGCTAATGACCCAAACAGTCGGATCAATAAAAGTCTTCGGGCGTGGAAATGCTAATGGAACAGTTGATTTTGTTTTCTTGGTCTGGCGTTCTGTCCGCTTTAGTTGCCGTGGCAGGCTTTGTTGCTCGTGAAAAGATCAACAAGCTCAATACGCTGGAGCAGCTTTTAAACAATACGAAACTGGAGGTGACCCGTGATAACGTCACTAAAACAGAAATTGAAAAACTTGAGCGCTACATTGACGAGCGCTTTAACAAACTTGAAACAAAAATTGATCGGCTTATTGAAGCGAGGTAAATAAAATGGCAAGCCCCTTTCAAGGTGATGATGTAGATCCGTTTAGCGGAGTGCGTGATGAAGAAGGTAACGTCAAGCAAGTTGGGTTAGCCCCTACCGCTAAAACATCTAGGTTTGGTGCAGCTTTTGCCGCAGCACGTCGGGCTGGGGACAAAACGTTTATGTTCAACGGCAAAAAGTACACCACAGATGTAGCAAGTGCCAAGAAACCTTCTGGTATGCGCACTTCCGCGCAAGAAGCCGCAGATGATGCAAAAATTTTTGGTGCTGGTGCTGCAGAAGAAGGCGTTACAGCTTCTGGAGTATCTCGCGAAGCTCGTGGTTCTCGTAGTAGTACAGACCGTCCTCGCGGTGGCATGAAAAAAGGTGGCAAAGTAAAAATGGCGTCAGGCGGCAAAGTCTCTTCTGCTTCCAAGCGTGCTGACGGCTGCGCTGTTAAAGGCAAAACCCGTGGGAAGTTTGTGTAATGCCTGCTGTATCAGCCAAACAAGAAAAGTTTATGCAAGCGGTGGCGCATAACCCAAAGTTTGCAAAGAAAGTAGGTGTTCCGCAGTCTGTAGGTCGTGAATTTACTAAAAAGGATGGTGGTCAAATGAAAGAGTCCAAGGCAATGATGAAAAAAGAAGTGTCCTTTATGAAGAAAAAAGGCGCTCCCAAGTCCATGATCAAGCACGAAATGGCCGAAGCCAAAGGTATGAAGTACGGCGGCAAGGTTAAAAAGATGGCCGCTGGCGGTCTGGCTGCAGGGCATAAACAAGCTGACGGCGTAGCCACAAAAGGCAAAACCAAGGCTAAGCAGATTAAGATGGCCTACGGCGGGAAATGCTGAAATGATGGCAAGTCGCGGGATGGGGGCAATTAACCCATCCAAGATGCCTACAGCTAAAACCATCAAGCGGAAAGACAAACCGCAGGATGTGACTATGTATGCTGAAGGCGGTAAGGTGAAGTCCAAGGTCAATCAGGCCGGAAACTACACCAAGCCGGGCATGCGCAAAAGGCTATTTGAACAGATCAAAGCCTCGGGTACGCAGGGAACTGCGCCGGGGCAGTGGTCGGCAAGAAAAGCACAGTTGCTGGCTAAGAGATACAAAGCCAGCGGGGGAGGTTATAAGTGAGTGGCCTCTCCAAAAGCCAGCGCAGCCTCAAAGCGTGGACAGCCCAAAAGTGGCGAACCAAAAGCGGAAAAAGGTCCACAGATACGGGCGAAAGGTATCTACCTGAAAAAGCGATCAAAGCGCTCAGCCCCCAAGAGTACGCCGCC